ATCTCAACTATTTTATTAGTTATTATTTGATGATTGTAAATTTAATAGCATGTTGGTATGATGTATTAAATTTACTTTAGGTAGAATAAATAGATTTTAATCTTATTGGTGGAACGGTAATTAAAGATATAATATTATATTATAATAAGTAATATTGAAATGAGGTTGCTTCTAGTTAATCTATTTTAGTCTGTTATGCGTAGCTCATAAAGCAAAACCCGTATAGCAAATGACTACTCATTTAGTCCTTTACCAAGTCTATAATCCCGTATGCAATTAAGAAAGTGGGTTGCTGATGACTGGAAAAAATTGGACCATCGTAAGGTGAAACCCCTTACTATTGTTTTTACTTGGTTCAAACCAAAACCTTTTATTTTGAAACTCGGCGTTTTAAATGTTAAAAGGTGTAAAATGAATATTACTTGTTTGTAATAGATTATAAAATTTCAAATATATATGATTATAATCAATATTTGTATTTTTTTCTTTTATAATACTTTCAAATTGTGTAACACACATTAAACCCCAATATTTAAAGTCTGGTAAAACTATTTGAATTATTAATGAGTTTAATTCAAATGGTTTCTTAAGTTTTAATTCATTATATAATTTAATGATATCATCTCCTGAAAAGAAATTAATATCATAAAATGATCTTTTTGGCATACAATATTTTGCTAGTATACATGGTGTAATTTCACCTTTTTCAATAATACTACTTATTTCACCATAATTATCTTCTGGTGCTTTGTATCCAAAATCGATAAATTTAAATAAAGATAACATTTTATATTTATTTACTATTATATACAACAATAGAAATATCAAATTTCAATTTTATCAGTTAAATATAAAAATTTATGTTCAACAATTTTTTAAATTTTCATATTATGAACTAATATGAAAATTAAATAGATGGTATAAATTCCCATTGTAAATAAGTACATATTTGCCTCCATATTCTATCTTGTTCTTTTAGTTTATCTTGACTAATTAATAGAGGGAAACATGGTAAAAAATCGTTTAATTCCAGTAACTGGCAAAACTTATGTAGTGTGTATGAGTAACTTAAAAAATTCTTTCTATTTTTTGGACAGAATATTGTGAATGGTTGTTGACATTCTTTAAACATTTGTCTAAATTTCTCTTCCACTTCCCGAGTCATCTTAGGTGGTGGATTTCCAGAAACTTTATTTATTATATGTTGTACATGTTCATAATATTTATTATAACCTAATTTTTTTAATATTGCTCTCATCTTCTTGGGAGTAATAAATTTATCTAATAATCTCTGTTTTTTCATTTCGAATAATATCTTATCATATACCTCATCTGGTATATCAGTTGATTCTTTTGCTTGGAATTGTGCTAACCCAAAAAACCCATTTGATTAAAATCAAACATCTAATGTTCAGTCTATAGAAACCTCCATTAGATCTCTTGTCTCCAAGAGGGACGGACTATACCTTAAGCCATCATAGGAATGATCAATTCCTCTGACCCACAAACATCTAGTCTCTGAACCTTCTCCATATTTCATAATCTTTGACCACAGGTTTGACTGAGCAAACCCAGTCTTTGACCACAGGTTTGACTGAGCAAACCCAGTCTTTGACCACAGGTTTGACTGAGCAAACCCAGTCTTTGAAACTTAGGAGCTTGGCTGCGGATTGTCCCTATTCTTTACCTTTTTACCATTGGGTACGATAATTAACCGTGTTCTTTTATGAAGTTTCCCACATAAAATGGTAGTAAAGATCTATCAGGAGATCCCCGCAATTTGAATGTGTTGCCAAATATTAGTTACTTACTATAACATTCACTAATACTGACTAGCAGATTTCGAGTATTTACATACTATGGTAACTCCACTATTTTCCCCAAGGACCTTACCACTAGCCTTAGGTAGTCTGCTGTTATGAGCAGTTTATTATGGTCTAAATTGTTTGATATTTAATTTTTAATTCTTCTAAGTGATCTATAGCTAAATTATATTTTTCTTCCATTGATAGTGATTTATTTGAAAATGATTTAAAATATTTTTTAATTTTATTATTTTCAGGAATAGGATATCCATTTATGCAATATCCTATTATTTCTTTATTATCATTTTTATTTTTACCTCTAAATAAATTAATATATTTTGGCAAATATTTATCATTTTCTATATTTTTACCTCTTTTACTTAATCCATCTATATCTTCCCAATCAATTACTTTAATTTTATTTTTTACAATATAATTAACTTGTTCAATATATTTTTTTGCTTGGTCTAAATTCCATCTATTTGTATTACTATCAAATATTTTTTCAGGAATATTGATATTATCTAGATTTTGTAAATTATTAACTGAATAACCGTGCAATTTATTATCTTTTATGATTGGATTAATATTATTTGGTAATTTTTCACTATATTTTGAATATAATTTTTTTTCTATATCATCATTGTAATTATATTTTTTACTTTCTTTAATAAAAGCATATTTATTTTTTAATTTTTCTAAATAAGCTATTGCTAACTTAAATGACTCTTGGGGATTTTTTGAATTAACAAATGTCTTTGAAATATATTCTTTCTCTTCAATACCAATTGGAAAACATCTTACAGTGTAACCACTTACAATTCCATCTTTTTTATATTCTCCTATATATTTTGGCAAAGAAGAGTTAGTTGTACGCCTATTTCCTAATTGACCTTTGCTAATCTTTAATCTTGTTTCTTCACTATGTTTTTTTCCTAATCTTGCATTACTTTTTTTAATCCGGGTTTCTTCACTATCTTTACCATTAGAACCACCCATACTTAGATTATATCCACTTGGTGCTAATGTATTATAGATTTGAATATAATCCGTTTCAATTTCATTCATTTCATCTAAATTACAGTCACATAATTTAGTAATATTAAAATTTTCCGGACTGTATTTTCTAATTGCTTGATTAAGTAATAAACAATGATCTTTTTTCGTTGACATTGCATCTCTTATATGAGATTTCCATCTTCCCTCTGTTCCCCATGAGTTATTATTTTTTGATACAAACTTAGATGCTTGACCAATATATGCTTTTCCATTTATTTTATTTTCAATTAAGTAAATTTCTCCTTTTGATAATTCTTTCATTAAATATCATTACTAAACTAATCTTTATATGTGTTTTGATTAGTTAGAATTTAACATGCTAATATAGGAATATTAACATTAGACCACGAAGTCAACTCATTAAAATGATTTATTCTTTTATAGCTATATGCCGTCGCATCCGGCACTGGTTCCTTATAATTTGGTTTGTCGCTGTCTAGAATGACTTCTTCACAGAATCCGCATTCTGTACATATAAGATACCCATCAGATAAATGTAATGTCATTTCTGCTTTACATTCTGAATTAGAACAGAATTTTGGTTTAAATTTTTTAAATTTACCAACACGAATCTGTTTATTATCGGTTGCTTTAAGATAATTTTCTAATAATTGGGCTTTATTATTAGAAGATTGGTTTTTTCTCACAATATTTGTATTATTAAAAAAATCGACAATCTCCATATGTTTAACATCCCCTTGTTTTGCATTCTGTTCATAATATGGTAAAATATAATCCATTGTATTATTGTAATACAATAATTCATCTAAACCAGATGAAATCAAATCTAATTGTTTATTTAACTCTTGATTTTTATCAAGTAATTCTGCTTTTTTAGAAATTATTTCAGAAGTATAATCAATATACGGTATTGATTCTATATCTTTCAGCAATTTATTATTATCATTTATTATATTCTGTATTTCCAATATAGAATTATCACGATTTTCAAAAACTGAAATTTTATCCTTATGCCTTTTATCTAAAGTTGTCTTAACTTTAGCTTTTTTACTCATTAATAAACTAATATAAAGAAATGTTTAATGCTTTTTAAGCTGTTGTTTAAATGTAAAAACACATGTATAAACGCAATAATATTTATAATAAGATAAAAAAACCTTTAAATTATCTAAAATAAATTATGAATTTAACTTCAAATGATATAATTAAGATCATAGTATTAATTAATGCAAAAAGTAATGGATGGACTATTTTATATGAAGATATAAAAACTTTTTATTTAATTAAAAATAAAAATAAGAAAAAAATCCGATTTTCGAATGAAATGATAAAATTATGTAAAAAACCTTTAAATTTGGAAAAGGTATTAAATGAAATAAATAATAAGAAAAATTTATAATATTATAATGTTACAATATTATAAATATGGGAGGCGGCTTAATGCAACTCGTAGCCTATGGTGCTCAAGATGTTTATTTAACAGGTAATCCCCAAATTACCTTTTTTAAAATCGTATATAAAAGACATACCAATTTTGCAATGGAAGCAATTGAACAAACAGTAACAGGTAATGAATCATTCGGATCTAATCTTTCATCAACTATTGCAAAAAATGGTGATCTTATAACAAAAATGTATATAAAATGCACTGTTTCATTATCAGGTACAGGTGGAAAATTTGCATGGGTTAATAGATTAGGCCATGCTATGCTCGAAGAAGTTGAATTACTTGTTGGAGGATCTAGAATTGATAAACAATATTATGAATGGTTGGATTTATGGTATGAATTAGCAAGAGATATATCACATAATAGAGGATATGATAAATTAATTGGTAATAATAGTGAGATGACAACACTATCTACAACCACTAAGACAGCTACTATATATATACCATTAAAGTTTTTCTGTAATAAATTTGATGGTTTAGCTATTCCATTAATTGCTTTACAGCATCATGATGTAAGACTTGATTTTAAATTTAGAAATTCCAGTCAATTGATAGTTAAAGAATCAGTAACATCAGCAGCTGCAACAGTAACAAATATTAGTTTATTATGTAATTATGTATTTTTAGATAGTGAAGAAAGAAAACGTTTTGCTTCTTCAGCACATGAATATTTAATAGAACAAACACAAGCAGCTAGAAATGAGAAGGTTACATCAACTAAGACAATTTATAATTTATCATTCAGTCATCCATGTAAATCTATATATTGGTTTATGAAAAATGGTAATTTCATTTCAGGAAAAACATTTTTATATTATATCCCAGATTCTACATATATTTATAGATCTGGATATGCAACTGAAAATACTACATTATTACATAATGCAACTATAAGATATGTATTAACACAAATGTATTCTAGTTCAGGTGTAGTAGCATTAAGTTTAAATGGTTCTGGAACAGGAACTGCTAGTAGTCAAACAGGGGCAACAACATATAATCATCATTCTATAACTGCTGGAACTGCTGTTATAAAAGCTAAATATAGTAGTTTAACTAGTATTAATAATACAAATAATACAGCAAATTGTTCAGCTACTGACATTTCAAATTGGGAAGTAGTAACATCATTAACAATAGACAATGTATCATCACCAATTAGTACTATATTAAATAATATAACAAGAACATCTGATTCTTCTAATCAAGGTCATTTAAATTATGATATATCAGTTTATCAATGGAATAATTATGGAAAATACTTAGATGGATCAACAAATCCAATTACATCTGCAGTAATGAAATTAAATGGCCATGAACGATTTAGTGAACAACCTGGACAATTTTTTAATTATCTACAAGCCTACGAAAATCATAAAAGTACTCCAAAAGATGGAATAAATTTATATAGTTTTTCATTAAATCCATTGGAACATCAGCCTTCGGGAACATGTAATTTTTCAAGAATAGATAGTGCAACAATGGAATTAAATTTTGATTCTACAGTTAGTTCAATAGATAATAATGAATTATCATTTTATGTAATGAATTATAATATTTTTAGAGTAATGAGTGGTATGGGGGGAATAGCATATAGTAATTAAAATAATATAGTAATTTATAAAATTTATAGAATAATATAGTAATTTATAAAATTTATAGAATAATATAGTAATTTATAAAATTTATATAATAATATTTTCTAAGTATTATTATATATAAATTATGGGTGGAGGTTTAATGCAACTCGTAGCCTATGGCGCTCAAGACGTATACCTTACTGGTAATCCTCAAATTACATTTTTCAAAGTTGTCTATAGAAGACATACCAACTTTGCATGTGAAGCTATTGAACAAACATTCAATGGTACACCTGCATTAGGTGGCAAAGCCACTGTACCAATTACTAGAAATGGTGATTTAGTAACCAAGATGTGGTTAAAAACTACATTAGCAACATCTGATACACTAACACAAGTTACAACAGGAGCAACAACAAGTGCTTATCATGTATTAGGAACAGCAGGAACTGCTATAAGTGGTGCAACAGCTAATGTTACTAATTTATCTTTTGCTGTAACTGCTTCAGGTAAATTTAGTGTAACAGCTACTGTTAGTAATAATGCTACCCCACTTACTGCCGGATTATTCCCTGTTGGCAGAGTAGTTAGAATTCAAGATACTACCAATTATAATGGATATTATACAGTGGTAACAGCAGGTAATAATACTGTAGTTGTATTAAATGCTTTATCTGCTACATTCTCTGCAGCTGGTACTCCAGCAAATGAAGCAAATGATACTAATGCTAAAATTACTCCATATGCAGCAGCTGAAACATTCAGCTGGGGTACCGATGTTGGTTACTCATTAATAAACGCTGTTGAATTACAAATTGGTGGAACTAAAATTGATAAACATTACGGAAGATGGATGCATGTATGGAGTCAATTATCTAAGAGTGGTGATCATGATAATTCCCATACTCAAATGGTAAATCCAGCTGATTCAACAACTACATCTCACAATTTATATGTACCATTACAGTTCTTCTGTTGCAGAAACGACGGTTTAGCTTTACCATTAATTGCTTTACAATACCATGATGTTAGACTTGAATTTGACTTTTCAAGTGGCCAAAATACTATTGTTAATTTAAATGCTGCAGGAACAGCTGCTGGTTCTAAAGGTGCAAATGTATCTTTATCTAACACAACCTTATTAGTAAACTATGTATACCTTGATTCTGAAGAAAGAAAAAGATTCGCTCAAGCATCTCACGAATACTTAATTGAACAATTACAATTCACTGGTGTTGAAACAGTATCTGCATCTGCATCTAATAAAGTCAGATTAAATTTCAACCATCCAGTTAAAGAATTAGTCTGGGCAGTTGAAAAAAGTGCTGATGGAGTAAATCATTTTGATTTCTCTAATGGATCTTCTGCAAATCCAGTATCTGATGCCTTACTTCAATTAAATGGACATGACCGTTTCTCAAAAGAAACTGGTAAATTCTTCAATTACGTACAAACACAAACTCATCACAGTAGAACTCCTTCTGCTGGTATCAATGTATACTCATTCGCACTTAACCCTGAAGAACATCAACCATCTGGAACATGCAATTTCTCAAGAATCGATAACGCAACATTATCTGTTACTACCGCTTCTGCTGGTACTTCCATG